CAGAAATTGTACTAAAAATTCTAAGGTTGTTACTATTTTCAGATATTTTTGCAAATTCAGTACCACCATCTTTTAAACGAAATACACCATTAGCCGAATCCAAAGATATATCCCCACCAACATCTATTGTGAAATTACCACTATCGGAAATAGTAGAACCATTAATAGTTATATCATCTACTGTCAAATCTCCAGTTACTGCTAAAGTACTTCCATCAAAAGTAAGATTAGATTCTACTGTTGCTTCATCTGAATCTTTGAAAGTAAGAACACCATTTGCAGTTGAACCATCAAATGATATTCCTGAACTAAATCCTGTATCGTCAAATAAAGATAGTCTAATTTCACTTATTGCTTTTCGTTTTAAAGTTGAATCACCACTATCAATAACTAATAACTCATCAGCTACAAGATTTAAAGTAGTCATATCGGTTAAATAACTTTGAAACTCAGTAGCATCTAAACTAATAGTAGCTGTATAATTACCACTTGTTGTATTGCTTTGTGATATGTCTAATGGATTACTTGCAGTAATACTTACACCAGTCATATCTCCATTACCAGTTCCATAACCAAATGATTCAATTCTATCATTGATAGCTTTTGCTGTCATTAGTTGTAAATCACTATCACTAAATGATTCATTACTTGCAATGTATGCAGAACCATCTATTCTATCAAAATCTACACTACTTGCTGTAGCTAAAACACCTAATCCTAAATCACTTCTTACTTCAGCAAAACTTCTACCCTCTAATCCATTTGCTGTAAATTTAGCATAATCATTATCTGCTGCATCTGCATCATCTATCTCTACTAAATTATCGTTGGCTATTCCAATGGTTTGTTGTGCTAAAACATTAGTTCCTATTACCAATCCTAAAGAAGTAGGAGTTACATTTGAGTTTAACAAAGTAGAAATAGAAGTTAATCCTGTACCACCATTACCTACTGGCAAAGTACCAGTAACATCAGTAGTAAGATTGATAGCATTTCTTGTTATCTCTTGCCCACTTAATGTGATATAATCTAACGATCCTGCTAAAGTAACATTAGTTGAGTTATCTGTTCCTGCTGCATCTACACCTAAGTTTGATCTTGCTGTTGAAGCACTTGCCAAGTCAGATAGGTTGCTTGATTTTAATAAGTTAAGACTTGCACTACCAGTTACATTACCAGTTACATTCCCTTCAATGGTTGCTACTAATGTTCCAGTAGATATAGTTAAGTTCCCAGTAGCACTTGGTGTTGAGGTTGTTGTACCCAAAGTAAATTTATCAGCAGACTCGTCCCATATAATTGCTGCATTATCTCCTGTACTACCTCGTTCTATAATCAACCCTGAATCGTTAGCATTAGAACCTGCCCCACGATTTAATCCAATAATATTATCTGATACATCTAAGTTGGTTTGGTTTACAGTAGTCGTTGTACCATTTACTGTTAAATCCCCTGATAAAGTAATACTTGCCCCTTGTGTTGTACCAGTTAGAGTTGGGGCAGCTAAAGTTTTGTTTGATAAGGTTACTGTGTTGCTAAGAGTTACATCTCCACTTGCATTTAGATCAATATTTCCATTAGTATCGTCATAAGTGGTAGTAATGTTTGTATAAGAACCAGTCGTGAACATATCACCAACGACATCTTGTACAAATTCAGTAATGGTTTTACTACCAATAAATAGTTCAGTTGATATTTTAACTTTATTACTTGCAATCTGTAAATCTGATGCAGTCCCATCACCATCATACAATGTACGAAGTGTACCATCTATTCCCCCAGTTTCTCC